CTGAGATGTTCACAAGCGTGTTCGCAGTAATTGCGGAAGCGAAAGCGAAGCTCCGGATTCCGTTGTCGTTTTGGGTTGCCATAGATTTGTTTGATTAAAAATTGAGTTCGTTGTTGTCGCGGGCTTCGATGTAGGCTTCGCGGTGGTTACGCATTGCGAAGCGGATAGCTTCGGTGCGGCTGCCGAGTTCCTCGGTCTTCTGCACGATGACTGATTTGAGGTCGAATTTTTCGACTGCCTTCTCTTCGGCGATCACCGATGCCTTTACTGGAGCGGCTCCGAAGTTGCTGATGATAGAATCGAGCTTTGCTTCGAGTTTGGAAATGACGCTGAGTTCAGCGGTCATCTCTTCTTTGCCGTCTTGCTCCATCTTCTCCTCTTCAGCTGGCATCATTGCTTCCATCTGAGTTTTCATCGAACCAAACGAAAGCTCAAGAGCCTCCATACGTTTTGCGAGTTCGGCGATTGTGACTTCTACTTCTCCTTCGGGAGCCTCGGTGTTTTCTGGATCGGTCATTTGTTTGGAAAAATTGTCAACTTGCTTTGCCGTAAAACTGAAAAGACCTGTCGCATTTGCGGCTGGCGTTTGCACGAGGTCTGCGCTGTAAAGCTCGGTGCAACTTGCGAAGGCGAGTCCCTCCACTTCGCGGATCGGCCCTGTAAACGCGATGCTGATGCCGAAGGTGTCCGGGAGTTTGCTTGAAATCTCCATCACGTAGTCGCGCATTGGCGATGTTTCGAGAAGGTTGAGATCGCCTAAGAGTTGTTTGCCGACGATGCGGAAATTGTTCACAAATCCGACGATGTCTTTGATGCCTGCACCGTGATCCAGATTGACTTTGACGCCGCCCTTGTATGACTCCGCACACTCTTTGACTTGCATCAAAGTTGTCTCGTCAACGTAAAGCCCGTGGCCTTTTGCTTCGCCGATTGAAATGATTGAAACTCCTTCGATGACATCCATGCGAGGGCGCGGATGTCAATTAGTCGTCCATCAATCCCATCGCCGCTTGTGCCATCAAATAAACTTCTAACTCGTTCTCCTCTTCGCCACCTATCACATCAAACGACATCGAGAATCTGATCTCCGGGCGATTTGCGCTGGCGTGAGTCCGAGCACCTAGAACCGTCGTGCTTGTGCTGGCGCAAAGCTCTGCCTCTCCAGCATTGGTGAAGCAAGATGAGCCTACAATTTCAATGCGAGAACCAGCGCACGCTTCGACGTTCGCGACCGAGAAAACAAGACGGACTCCGCGAACGGTGGCCGTGACCTTTCGTTCTTCGCGTCCTCTTCCTCCGCCCCCAGGCAGATCGATTGGGTTGACCGGAACAGGCGGAACTACCGAAATAAACAGCAAGCCCTGCACGCCGATGGATAACGGCGTTGGGCTTGGCATTAAGCCCTGCGTAGCGATGAGCAGGGAAGCTAACATGAGCCTAGACCCTCGTTACTACGGTGCTTGTTGTGCCGTCTCCGGTGATCGCTTGAGTGATCGCGCCTGATGTCCTGCTCGTAGGCGTGACGGTGAGTGCGTTTGCGATATCGAGTCCGTGGATCGCGTGGACTTCGGTGATCTCCGTAAGTTCTGGCGTGAGTTCCGTCCGCATTGCGCCTGTGAAAAGCGTTACTGCGCTTGTGGCGAAGGCCACAGACTGAATGACGGCGGCTTGAAATTCGTGAACGTCTGCGGCGGCGTGATGCGATCCGGTGAGTTGCAGTTCGTTGTTCGCATTTATTGATCGCACGATCCTCCCTCCGTATGTGCCGGCGGTTGTATGGTTGGACATCAACTCGTCCCATACTGCGTCGGCGTTCTCGCTTGCGGTCGGAAGGTCTGCAAGTTGCGTATCGAGGTTGGCTGTTGCCAAGCCTATCGCGGCTCGCACGTCGGCGGCGGTGAGTGTTGCCGTGCCGGTTGTGTTGTCTGTGGGGACTCCGAAAGCAACCGAGCCTGCGGCTGGAACTTCACAAGTTCCTGTGTCGTTTCCGTTATTGTATACGACGCCAGATCGCACATCCGTGTCGGCTGGCGATAGCCCAGCGGTGTTGTTCGGGTCTGAAAGTGTCTTGCTGCCGGTTGGGTAGTTTACGAAGACTGCGACGTTTGTTAGCTCCGACGTTAAATAAATGGGGCCGCTTGTTGGCGACTGACCGAGAGAGCCGTATTCGATTTCCTCAACTTTTGTGATGCTGGCCTGCGCCGAGCTTACGCCAACAGCGGCAGACAAGCCCACCGATCCAATTCCGAATCCGTTCCCTTTTGCGCGAGTCAAATTGAGCGTTCCGCTCGATGTATTGTTTGCGCCAGTTGCGACTGTCCCGCCAATAGCTGTTCCTGTGATATTTAATTGCCCAGTGCTTGCGTTGTTTGCCCCATACGCGGTTGCATTACTCCCCCCTGTAGCGGTTCCAATAAGATTCAATGTTCCAATGCTGCTATTATTTATCCCGTTTGCCGTTGCGGCACTCCCACCTGTCGCGTTACCTGTAAGAGTTAAAGTTCCCGCTGCATTATTAGCCCCATATGAAACACCTGCACTTCCTGCGGTAGCATTGCCCGTAACATTAACAACTCCTGTGCTGGTGTTGGTAACGGCGATACAGCCAGATCCACCACCTACGCTACCGCCTAAAAGATTTCCAGTAACTGTCAAAGTTCCTGTTGAACTATTGACTACCGAAAAAGCACTTGTAGCCGCGCCTGCGGTTATGTTTCCGACAATGCTTGCCGTTGCTGGCGATGCCGCTGAAAACGTCAAGCAAGTAACAGAAGCCGTTAAGCCTTTGTGCGTCACGTTTGCCGTCAAAGTTACGCCGTTGTTAAGAACGTATGTGCCTGTTCCTGCGTTTGAAAGCTCGGTGCAAGTCACGCTTGCGGTGATCGTGATCGTGTGAGTGGTCGAGGCGCGAGCTTCGTCCGCTGCCCCTGGAACAATGCCCCCGACCCATGTTGCGCCAGCGTTGAAATTGCCTGTAGCCGCCGAAAGAATAAGTGCCATTTTTTATAGCCCCTTCGCGTAGATAAACTCTTGAATGCTTGCAGAAATTTGAGCAACTGCGGTCTTCGTCGGTTGGTCAACATTATCGACGCTACCGAGTGCCATCGAGCGTGCGTAGTCGTTGGCGAGAATAACTTCGCCATTCGCGATCCGCGTAGGCACAAGGCGCATAGCAACGTTTGCATCTTCGCTTGCGTCTGGATTTACAACAGACGTGATCGCGAGATTGATTGTATAAATGTCGTATGTCTCTCCGTCGATGATGATGGGATTTGTAGGTTTCATATTTAAGCTAGTAAAATTAATGCACTGGTTTCGGTTGGCTTGGGAAATTTCAATTCAAACGTGCTGTTGTAAACGTGTTTTTCTGATCCGATGCTCAAGACGATAAGCGCAGCGTTGCCTTTGGAGGAGTTGTAGATCATCGCTCCGGCTGCCGCGAATGTTACAGATTTTAGGACAACGTCATCAAATGTTATAAAGGCATTTTTGCCGATGATGCCTGTGCGATGTCCTTTGAGCGTTACGCCTCCGGCGGTATAGCCAATGCCCTTTATCTCGCCTTCGGTTGTGTACGCTTTTGTTGTCGGCCCGATCTTTGCCGATGCGCTGTAAAGCGCGATCCGATAGTCGTCGCCGGGTTGGTGGACGCCGGTGATGAGTGCTTTTTTTGCTTCGAGTGCTATGCCGTGGATTATCATTTATTTTATAGCTTTCGGATGTTCCTTCGGAAGCAAATCGAAGTCGGTTGTGTATTTTGCGTTCTCAGGTCGTCCATTTTTTAAGAGGTAAAGGAAAGCATTGACGCGAGCAAAAGCCCATTGCTCGGCAGATTTTACAATAGGAGAATGAGAAGTGTTGAATGCTCCGAGGCCGCGTTGGAATACCGACTTGAGCGCACCAAGAGTAGCCCTGCCGTTCTTCGTGTTGCTATCTTTCTCGTTAAATTCGTCGGCCTTGTTCTGCAAAGTTTTCTCTTGCTCGGCGGTAACCTCCGCTCCGCGCTTGCCGGACGCATCGCCCTTGGCCGTGCCTTCGCCCTGCGGTTCTTTGTTCGGCGTGTCGGACTTCGGAGCCTTCGGTGATGCCTTGATTCCTCCGCGATCTCCGACGACCGCAAACTGAGTCATGCAAACGGCGAGCCGTTGGTCTGAGTCTGGATATTCGCTCGTCATTGTTCCGCTGACCATGCATCGATCGATGAAATCTTCTTTGTCTTCGTTGCCTTCGGGAGTCGGCATCACAAGTTCATGCTTCGTTTGAAATCCGAGAATGCGTCCGAAGTCGTCGCGCAACGCAAGGGAAGTTTTTTTTGTTTCCGACTTCGATGCCGCTATGCTTTTGACTCTCGCAGCGGCCCAAGTCTGTCCTGCGTCTCCGCCCCACAACGCCCATGCAATGCGGCCTGGGGATGGGAAGCCGTCCTCGCCTGGTTGAAAACCCTGTCCGTTTTTATCAACTTCGTGACGTGAAAAAAACGAGTGCATTCTTTTAACGGTATCTTCGGAAAGATTCTTGCCGTTCGAGATATCGCGAGCGCGTGCGACCCCGACCTCGGTTCCGCCTCGGTTGTATTTCCTGCGCCACTCCAAGCCACGAGCGGCCTCCTCGACCATTCCCTTGCTAGGCTTGTTCTCGTCTGCTAGATCGATTTGTTTTGATTGCTCTTGTGGTGGCTCTGGTTTCGGCTCTTCTTGCACGATAGGTGCGGCACTAGGCGCGGCGGCTTGAATAGGAACGATAGAATCTGAAATGTATTCGGATGGAATATCCATCTCGACGCCGAGTGCAACGATCATCGCGGCCTCCTTCGCTCTTGCGCGGAGTGCTTCTTCGTAGTCCTCGCCCATGTCGCTGTAGATTTGTCCGGCAGTCTTCAAGCCAGCTTTCCAAAGCTCGATATCTGCGCGTGCTTCGCGTCCGTAATCAATCGAAACCTTGGCAGGCCAGCACCAGCGGCCATCGAGCAAGTATTCGGAATCTGGAATGAGTCCGCGAGATGCGGCGTCCAGTAAGATAACATTTTTGATGCGGTTGAGAAACTGACCTTCCAAGAGTCCGCGCCACCGAAGGAACGTGCGCTCTGCCATCGCGGCCTCCATTCTCGCCATAGGCCCCGACTTGTCGGCGTCGAATGCAAATCCATATGGCAAGCCGACTG